AATCCGCCCTGTTGAATCTGTTGATTAACAGTCCCGAGCCGTTCGCGGTTCAGCCTTCCCTTAAGCCTGCGGACAATACTGTCAGTCGATTCGCCAGTCAGGAGACCATTCCGAACAGCCTGCGCGAATAGCTCTGCTTGTGCCGTGCCGATGTCCTGAAACGCCTTCCGTACGATCTGACCGTTTGGCAAGGTAAGAGTCACGCCATCAGCGACGGTAACGCGAGCTACGGTGCGGACAGCGCCTGGCAGTTGATCGCTTAGAGAAACGATGCCGAGCTGCGTTGGGTCGGAGGTGACAACCGCTTGAGCGAACTGCGGGCTGATCTCGACAGTGCGAACAACTACCGGAGCACCAGGAGGCTGTAGATCCCTGAGCTGCTGAACCATAAAGTCGCTTTGCAGGACAGCCAACCCCTGAAGCTCCTCGGTCATCAGCATCGTGCTATTGCCTGACCAGGTAGCTAGCGACTCCTTTAGCTGAGCAAGGATTGCGCGTAGACGAGCTGCTGTCTGTGGCGCAGAACTAGGATCTAGCGCTGCTAGTCGTTCGGTCGTGTCAAGGATGACGTCGTTATACGCCCTGACAATGCGACTGGTAACACCGTTGCTATAGCGATTCAGGTCAATCGCGTTGCGATAGAACTCAGCGTGCTGCGTCATGCCACGATCCCTATCTCTTCCGCTGGGCAAGGGGTCATAACCAGGACATCAGCACCAGCCCGCAAGCAACGTTCGATCAGCTCATGCAAGACGAACTCGACGTGCTCGACATCCTCTTCTAACTGCATCTCCTCGACTTCGTATTCTTTGCCCTCACGAAACCAGGTGCAGCGGACGACGGCAAAGATAGGATCCGCTAGCGGCTTTTGCAGAACCGTGAGCTGCTGTTTGCGCGGCTTCGATGCGCTCATTGGACTGCTCCGGTTGCCTCACTATGCCGGGATCTCTTCTGTATCTTCCGGCTCTGCTGACTCTTCTGGGATCGCGTTAGTAGCGCGAGGTTCAGGCGGTGCCATCTCGACGTAACCGCCTGCCTGAGTTGATTCCAGCTCTTCCTCGACGTCAAACTCATCGCCCAGGACCTCGCCTTCATAAAGCTGGTCAAGCAGAGTTTTCTGGGTAATCGTGCCAGCCGTGTAAAGCTGCAGGAGCGCTTGAATCTCCTGAGGCTCCAGACGAGTACCAAGGAAGTCACGATTAACAAAGCTGCTACCCACTTCCTCGATATTTAGATAATGGGCATGGTGAGCCAAGCAGTTGTCGATTAGGTCTTGCATGTTCTGCGCGATGACCATCATCGTGCTATCGCCTTGGCTGCGGTCGATGCGCTTCGACTCAGCGGTCTCAGCAGAAAGCTTCTGACCGAGAACAGCAGAGAGACCTAGCTCGTTGATCTGGCTAGCGAGCTGATCGAGGCGGCGGAACTGCGAATCGAAAGCGTTGCTGGGGGGAGCGATGTATTCAGCCCGCCCGTCACTTGGGAAGCTGATTGCCTCGCCTGGACCGGCGCTGACCTCTTCTGCGGATTGCGGGAAGCCATAGAACGCCAGCATCGGCACAGCGCTGATATGCAGCTGGTTATCGAGGTCGCTTTGAACCTGGTATGCCTTGAGGTTGAGGTTGGCGATGTCCTCAAGCGGCGGGCGTGACTCCATAAAGTTCACGCGGTTCGAGTAGGCGATAGCAAACGGGATGTGATCCATCGTCGTTGTACCGCTGTCATGTACAACAAACTGCCCTTTAGCGTCGTGGCGGTGGATCTCGAAAGCGCCAGGCGTCAGCACCCGGACCTGCTCGACCTCCTTTTCGCCATAGTCACCATCGGGTTCAACGACCTTTTCAAGGAGGCGTAGCTGAGTGAGCTTCTGCGCTCCGTCGATCAGCTCAGTACGCCAGCCGAGGATCTCTCTTGGCGTGTACGTTACCCAATAGGGACGCCCAAGCTCGCCAGCAGCAGGGGCATCGACTAGGACACCGATGTGTCCATAGCGGACCATCTTGCGGCAGGCTTCATAGGTCCAGACGTTTAGGTCGTTGCCCTGCAGATCAACGTCGAATAGCTGCTCGCGGACGACATCAGAAACGTCGTTAAGCCTGACCGGCTTGCGGGTCAACATGCCAGCCAGCATCCGCTCAAGACGGATGTAGTAAGGCGGGCAAACGGAACGAGCTAGGCGGTTGTCATACGCCTCGTCGAGTTCTCTAGGCTCCTGCGGCAAATACCGACGATGACGGCGGCGCAGTTCGTAGCTGCCACCGATCAGGTCTTCGATTAAAACCCAGTGCGGCTCCTGATTCCGCCAAGCAGCGTTTGGGTCGTTGACCTTGGCGACGCGAGCGGTCAGCTGACGGTCGTAGTGCTGGAAGCCGCTGTACACGTCTCTGTTCTCTCAGCTTTGCTGCATTGTAGTTAGCAAGGCTAGTAGACCCTGATGCCAGTTCCTTTACCAGACTGCATATACATCGGGTTAAAGGCACCAAGGATTAGGTAGCCGAGACCGTCTGTCCAGTGCTCGATGTTAGCTGACTTGTCGATGACGTAATCAGTCGCGCCTTCTTTGAAGCAGACATTCTTAAGCGCCTTGATCGTGTGCTTACATCGCGGGTGGATAAACAGACGCATCTGACCATCGGCAGTGCGGATCATCCAGTTGGTTGAGTTGATCTTGTCTTTTACTGCCCAGGGCGCTCGGGGGCTGATGCACTGGAAGCCGTAGCGGCGGATGATGTCGTGGTCGGTGCGACCCGCCGAAGATGTCTTGCGGGCGCTCCCTGTTGGATCTGGATAAGCAATAATTCGCCGGTCCGGGAATCGTTCCTTGAGGAGTTGGCAAACCTCATCGGTATTGGACTGCTTTACAGCGAGTTCATCCCAGATGTGCACAGTATCACCGACACGAGAAGCCAGAACGCCAGCCATGATGCCAACGTTAAAGTCAGTGCCCCAATAGATTTCTCCGCCGGTGTCTTTGACATCTTCGGAGATGTTGTCATCGCTGAAATCAGGGTAGACGCGTCCGGCGAGGGTCTCGAAGCTAGCTAGGTACTCCTGACGAAAGGTGCGTTCATCAAGCGTGCGGCGTGCTGCTTCGACCTCCTCAGCTGGGACGTTGCCGCCCTGAATAGTGGTGTAGGAGAAGGCTTTCCAATCAGTTTCGTCTTGTGCCTGCTCCCACAAATCATGAAACCAGTTCAAGCCTGCTGGCGTGGTGATAAACCAGGCAGGACCGCCTTGATCCGACAGTGCTGGGCGCAGCACCATTTCCCAGGCGCTTTGCTTGACGTAGGCAGCCTCATCCACAACCAAGGACGAAAGACTCACGCCACGCAAGCTGTCTTCGTTATCCGCACCGCGTAGGGCAACAATGCTGCCGTTGACAAACTCGATACTGAGATCCGACTCATTTCGTTTGACAACCAGATCATCAGACGCCATATTTTTTAGCTGTCGCCAGGCGATCTGCTTCGCCATGCGATAGTTCGCAGTGACGTACCAGTTCAAGCTGCCTGGTTTTTCAAGCGCCCAGCAAATTAGACGCGTGATGCATAGGTAAGTTTTGCCAAAGCGCCGCCCGGAGCAAAGCAGCTTGAAGCGCTCACTTGAATCCCAGACCTTTCGCTGAGGCTCAGTTAATGCATCAGCCAGTGCACTAGTGATCTGCTCGTAATCAGTGGCAGTAAATCCTACGGAAGACGCTGCATCGTCAAGGATGCACCGCGGTCGATCTCGGTCAAGGATTGAGGTCAACTAATTAAACCTGTCAACTTCGCCATCGCATTCAATGCGCCAATGGCGATGTGGTCATGCCCGTTGGCTCTGGCAGATTTTGCAAGGTCAGCGTATTGGGTAAGCAGGTCAGCCCTGTATTGACGTGCGTCTAGCTCCCAGTCTTTTGCTATACGCTCGCGTACACGGCGAACGTAGTTCTTCGCCATGGACGGCTTGATCCCCCATTCTCGGGCACAATAATCCACGACTTCAGACGTGGTTGCGTGCTTGCACAGCAATTTGTAGACGCGGTTTAGGCGATATTCAATCTCTGCGTTAGTGGATTTAGCCATCGCCTTTCTGCGTCATTTTAAGTTTAAAGTTTCTGGGTGTATGTTGAGGATCTTTTATGAGGGGGATGTCTTGAAAAGACTGCCAGTTGTCTTTGACGTGAAAGTGGGGTCTGCCGTATTTATTTGTGAGTGTGATGATACCAGGCCAACGAGCTTGCAGGGTGCGGGAACCATAGGCACGAGAGTCTAGGTTTTGATATTCAGTGGAGTTGCCGCCTTTCATGGTCATGGTGGCTTGCTTGTCACAGGTGATCGCCATTAACTGGATCGTGCACTGCTTGATTGCTAAGCACTGAAGATTGAGGTCTACGTCTTCATTCCAAGGACCTCGCCAGCGAAAAGGCAGATCATTGCGAATCAGCATACAAGAGTATACATGGCAATTTTTTCTAAACGGCGGCATTTTTTGCCTTGGCAACGAAAAAAACGTATATGCGGGACCAGCGATACCAACGTTGGAAAAACGTTGAGTGAACTCTTCGACAATTTGAAAGGCTAGCAACGCGTTAATCGTGATCCGTTCGTGTCCATTGAAGTACCTCCACTTGCGAATATTGTCATCAACGCACCAGTGGCGAATTGCCCCAGCATTGCTGGAGTGCTCCCATATGAAGTTCCGCACAGGGATAGAGCGTTCGCCTAGGTTGCTAAATGGTGTCACCAGATAGTCTGCATCTGGCATGTGCTTTTTGTATTCGTCGAGCTCCTGCGGTTCGACTACGACTTTGTGCGGAACGTTGTCCTTTTGTAGTGCGATGCTCGAAAGACAGCAGTCAGGTCTACCTTTCGAGATGACATAGACCGGGTAGAGGGTGCTACTCATTGGTAAGACAAGCGCGGCAGATCGGATTCAAAGTTGAGTTTTCAGATGAGTGCTGAGAGCGCAGGTCTCGCATTTTGTCGGATTGCCAAGCCTGCTGAACTGACATCGACTTGATGTTACCAATTTTCAGCTTTCTGCCCGGCAGCTTGCAGCAAGGCAAGATATTGCCTTCATGATCTACGACAAGTTGTTTGAAGGGGAAATCGCAAGGCTTTGGTTCAGAAAACGATTCGATCGAAAGTCCGGTTTCAGTGTCCGGGACGTTGTTCATGGTCTGAAAAGTGATCAAATCTGCGGTATCCTTCCACTGGTCAAAGAAATCTAAGGCTTCGTGAATGTTGATCGCATTTTTCAGGAAAGACACCCGAACCAGGGGGAAGCTCATGTTGAGGCTATTGCGCGTCTGTATTAAGGAGCGAACGTTCCCTACAACACGTTCGTA